TCGTTCGACGCGGCGGAAGAAGAGATCCGCGCTATTGACGGGCAGCTCGAAAGCCTGTCGATTCGCAGCCGCCTGGACGCCGTCAAGGCCAAGAACAACCAACTGGTCGGCCGTCCCGAGGTCCGCACCGGCGGCAACGACGCCGAACTGGCGCGTTTCTTCGCCACGCGTGGCCGCGAAGGCAGCGGCAACATGGAACTGCGCACGACCCTGACAGTTGGCACTGCTGCCACCGCTGGCAACACCGTGCCCCAGTCGGTGATGACCGGCGAGTTCGTGAAGTGGCTGACGTTCAGCGACCCCGTGCGCGACCTGGCTACCGTGCAGACGCTGCCCGCCAACCTGCGCCTGCCCGTCATCAACGCCCGCACGACCGTCACCGCGACTGCGGAAGGCGTTGCATACACCGAAAGCAACTTCACCACCACCCTGAAGACCTTCGGCGCGTTCAAGGCAACGGCTACAACGCCGGTGACCGAGGAACTGCTGTTCGATGCCTCGATCGACGTGGCCGCCGAGGTCGTCGCCGACCACGCTCGTGCGCACGGCCGCTACCGCGGAACCAAGCACGTCAACGGCGCTGGCACCACTGAGGAGCGCGGCCTGTTCTACTCGTCCGCCGACTGGAACAGCATCGTCAAGACGGGCGCTACCTCGACCGCTCCCGACTTCGATGATGTCATCGCTGCCTACACCAGCCTGCCGCCCGCGTACGCCACCAACGGCTCCTGGATCATGAACCAGGCCACCTGGGCTGCGCTCCTGCAGCTCAAGGCGTCGACCGCTGGCACCTACCTGTACGACGGCATGCAGGGAATGATGGTTCAGGAGGGCGCGGCTGGTCTGCTCATGGGCCGCCCGGTCTACATCAGCCAGGACGCGCCGACGTTCGTGTCGGGCACCGAGTCGAACCTGATTTTCTTCGGTGACGTTGCGCGTGCCTACCGCATCGTGGACCGCAAGGAAATTCAGTTCATCGTTGACCCGTACACCAACAGCAGCACGGGCATCGTGAACTACCGCAGCTCGATGCGGTCTGACGCCCAGATTGTGGACAACCGCGCTGGCACCCTGATCACGAACAAGGCCTGATCGATTCCATGTGACCCCGGACCGGCGGGGGGGACACCCCCCCCGGTCTTTTAAAAATGCCAGTACTCACCACCAGCGATATCAAGAGTCACCTGCGCATTTTCCACGCGCAGGACGACGCGTACATCGGCAACATCCTGCTGCCTGCCGTGCGCGAGACGATCGAGCGCTGCACCGGCTTGGCTATGCAGGCACTCGAGCGCTCATACAAGGTGTCCGAGGAAGGGGACACTTGGGTGGTGCTGCCGATCCAGCCGGTCAACACGGCGTCAGCCATCACCGCGGTCTACGTCGATGACGACTCGGTGACGCAGACTGAGAACCCGGAACAGCACTGGGACGGCGAGCGCGTGGCTGTTCTGATCGAGGACGGCTGGAACCGCCCGGTGACCATCAATTGGAACACGTTGGTGGGTGACCACTACATCAACATGCTGGCGCTGCAGCTGTGCGGGCGCCTCTACGCCGACCGCGGCGACAGCACCGGCGCCATTCAGGGCAAGGCGCAGGAAATGCTGTTGGCCATGCTCGGGGAGCACGGGGTGCACTGATGATCCCTCGAGGCATGTTCCGACATGAGATGGCGGTGCAGAACTACACCGCGTCCGTTGACACCTACGGGCAGGCCACCAAGACTTGGTCGACCGTGGCCACCGTGTTGGGCCACATTGAGTCGGCCGACGGGCGGTCCATCGACTCAGTCGACATCAACCGCGGGCAGACCGCCTGGCGGCTTGTCCTGCCCTGGATCGACTCGGTGACGGTGAAGAGCCGGATCCTGCTGCGCGAGACTGGCAAGACCGACCGCGTGCTCGAGGTAACCGGCGTGCTGGACCCGACGCTGCGCCGGATGGAACTCCACTGCGAAGCGCTTGAGGTGACGGCATGAGTTTCCGCCGCGGCGCAACCTTCAACACCCCGGAGCACCTGCGGAACTACCAGCGTTTCATGGAACGCCAGGTCAATGCGTCGGAGAACCTGGGCATCATGCGTGCCGGAGCCAGCCAGCGCGCCCAGCGGGCGTTCCTGGCAGCCGAGCAGGTCTTCCTCGAGCTCCCCGACCGCGTCAGCCGCAATTTGTTCAAGCAGCTGCTGAGGCGCAGCCTCAAGCGACTGGCGACGACGTACAAGCAGAACTGGCTGACGCACGGCGCCACCCACCGTAGCTACGGCGGGCAGGAAAGCCTGCGCAAGGCATCCAGCAAGGTCATCCAGTCGATGGGTGACACCCGCGGGCTAAAGACGACCAGCCGAACCGGCTTTCGATACAAGCGGCGGCCACGGTCGTACATCGCTCCCATCGTGGACAGCGGCCGGGCCCAGTGGCACGTAAAGCGAGAGACGTACCGCCAGTTCCCTCCCGAGGTCATAAAAGAGGACTTGGCCATCGTCATCGAGACGCAACTGGTCGATTTGGCCCGCAAGGCGCGGTTGAAGGTAAAACGATGAGCATCGAAACCGCACTATGGCGCAGGATCACCGACGACCTGGGCGTATCCGGGCTCGTGAGCACCCGCGTGAGCCCGGAGTGGCGACGCGAGGGCACGGCGCTGCCTGCCATCGTCTACAGCATCGACGCCCGCACGCCGGTGCGCACGTTGACCGGTACGACCGAACTAGCTGAGTTCTCCGTGGCCATCGACTGCATCGCCACGTCGCTGTCAGGCGCTCGAGCGCTTGCGGCCGCCGTGTCGGCATTGCTGAACGACAACACCCTCTACGGCACGGTGGACGGCACCAAGATTCAGTGGAGCGCCACCGACGGCGAGGACGTCGAGCGCATGGACGATCAGGAAGGCACGGACGACGGCCCGCGGGTGGTCCGTCAGACGTACCGCATCTGGGCAACAGGAGGCTAAGACATGGCATTCATCGCAAACGGCACAAGCATCAGCATCGCTGGCACCCCCGTGGATGCCACCGATATCAGCATTTCGGCCAGCAGCGCCGTTGTGGACGCTACGGCCCTCAACTCGGTACTGAGTACGGCCATCCAGGGCCGTCCGACCGTGACTGGGTCGGCGACGATCCACACGGACAACGCCACCGGGCTGACGCTCGCGAATAAGTTCTGCGGGGCCACGCCATCTACGGGGGCCATTAGTGTGGTTATTTTCGCCAGCGGCGCCGGTAGTGGAGGCGTCGACTTCAGCGGAAACGCCATCATCACCGGCTACAGCCCGACCTATACCAACGACACGGTGCACCAGGCGACCGTGACCTGGCAGTACGTCGGCGAGATTACGGCGGGTCGGGCATGACCTGGCGCACTCTCACCAGCGAGGCGGTGGCCGGTTACCCGGCCGTGCTCGAGGTCCGGCCCATCACGGTCGGCGAGTGGCGCAAGGTCGAGCAGCTGGACGACGACGCCAGGCAGTCGTTCCTGCTCGAGTCCTGCACTCGGGTGGACGGCGTGCCGGGCTCGACAGCGCTGGACGTGCATGTGGCCATGGCACTGGTGCAAGGGGTGATGGCAAACCCTTGGAGTGGACCGCAGCCGACCGCATAGAGCGGCTGCTGACGGTCCTGGCGTACGGGCTGACTCGTCAGCCCCAAACGGTAGTGGAGCCCTGGCGCAAGCCAGGGCAGACTGACTGGATGGCAACCCTCGGGAAGGTGGCAACGTGGCGAAGCTAGGACTCTCAATCGGGATCGACGCCGACGTGACCGGCCTGCGCAAGATGGGCCAGCAGGCCACGGCGCAGCTCGAGGGCATCCGCGGCCAGTTCAACCGCATGCAGGGCCTGTTTGCCGCTGGGATGGCGTCTCCGCTGTTTCAGGCCATCGGCAGTTTCTACGAGGCCAACCGCGAGGCCCGCAAGACGTTGGCAGAACTTGTCCGGCCATTCTCAGCGCGAATCGTCGAGGCGGAAGTGTCCGCCATGCAAGCCAAGATGGTTGCCGGGCAGCGCATGGTCGGGCTCGGCATGGACGAGATGGAGGCCGCCAGGATTAGGCGTGACGCCCAAAAGGAAATCGGCACCGGCCTGATCGCCGAGGGCCCTGGCGGGATGGTGTCCAAGAGCATGGAAAGTTTCTTCACTGGTCCCGGTTCGTTCCTGACGAACGTGACGCGTGGCCTCGAGGGCAACCTGGACAAGGTGATGCAGGACATGGGCATCGGATTCCGCATGCTCGGCGGTGGCGCCGGTGCCAGCGACCTCGAGAAGATGCAGATGCAGGCCGCCGGACTCCGCAGCCAACTGGGCTTTGCCATGGCAACCGGTAGCGGCGAGTCGGTCGAGTCGCTGAACCTGCAGCTGCTGCGCGTGCTCGAGCAAATCAAGCAGAACACAGATAGGAGCCGCTGATGGCGTGGCAGGTATTCAGGCAGCACAACCAGCAGTCACTGACCATCGGCATGGAGCCGACCGAGGCCGTGCACACCACCCGGTTCCTCGTGGCGCAGGACGACCCGGCCTACGTCGGGACCAGCGAAGACAGCTGGAACGTCTACAACTCGATCAAGGCACAAACTGCACCGTTCGACCAGATCGAGGCGCTCGGGACCCGGCTGGCACTTGGCACCATCGACGGCGGGCTGGCCCAGTTCATCGTGCAGGACATCAGGGTGGAGACCCACCCGGACCGCGCCAACACCTACATGGTGACATCGACCGCCAGGGGGCCGGTGGTCGGCGTGGCGCCGTTCCGAGGCGTCAAGACGAGCCTGCAGAGTGCCGAGCGCAAGGTGTCCCAATACATCAAGCCTGCCCCGGCGTCGTTCCCGACGAACGGCACCATTACTTGGCCCCCCACCACGCTGATCGCCAGCGGCACCGTGAGCAACATCATGGGCACGCCGTTCATCAGGTCTGTACGGCAGGAGCTGTTTCGGGTCGAGTTCTTGGTGAATGACACCAACTCAGGGCTGGGCTACACCAACGTGCCCGCAAACATCACCGAGGACCTGCTGAAACGAAACTCGGCAACGTTCGGCGGTTACGCCGCTGGCACCTGCCTGTTCCAGTCGTACGAGCGGCGCTACGTCAGTGACTCTGTCAGCATGGACGTGTACACGTTCCTGTACGACGAGTGGTTTCACCTCGAGCAAATCCCCATGCGCAACCCGGTAGATGGGTCCATTTGGGTCGATACCACTATTTCCGTCGGCGGTTCGACCATGAAGGCGACCGCCAGGGCAGTCTGGTATCAGGCATACCCCGACACGGCTGCATTCCACACGGCGGGCGTGATCCTGCCCACCGAAGTGCTCGACATCATCTCTAACCCCAAGCCAGCCTGGCCATGACCGGATTCCTCCAACCGTCGGTCTACGCTCCGCTCGGGCAGTCGGCCGATGCGTTCAACCTCATGGTTGAGGCTGCGCAGTTCGTTACGGCCAACCGTGGCCAACTCGAAAACCTGCTGCTGCAACGTGGTGCCGTCGTGTCCTGGCACCCCATGACAGTGACCGGCAGCACGCTGTTGACATCCAACCGGTGGACGTACACCGTGAGCAAAGCCCAGCCGCAGGCAACGCCGACCAACATCACGACCATTACCGAAACCGATGCCATCGGCGTGACGGCCTACAACCTAGCGGAGTACGGCAACACCGCAGGCACTGCGGCAGGTGGCGTGAATGCAACGCGGGCCAACGCAGCCGGTTTCACGCTGCAGCCGGTGCCCAACGGCGCTTTCGTGATGGCTGCCATGGTCTATACGGCCGCTGGGGTGACGGTGGCGCTGTTCGAGCGCATGAACCAGTATGACGGTGAATGCGTGTCGTCCCTGATATCTTCGGTTGACGGGGGGACCTACTGATGTCTGACCAAATCCGGCTAAAGCGCTCGAGCACCACGGGAGCGGTGCCAACGACGGCGCAGCTTCTCCAAGGGGAACTGGCCGTCAACATTGCCGACGGCAAGGTGTTCGCCGAGAATGACACGTCAAGCGGCATTTTCACCTGGTCGCACGACGCAGCGGCAGCCATCACCGGCGGCACGATCAACGGGGCGACCGTCGGCGCGACCACGGCGGCCAGCGGTCGGTTTACGACGATCGAGGGCACGAGCACGACGGCCTCGACCTCGAGCACGACCGGGGCGCTGATCGTCGCTGGCGGGG